AGATTTCAATGTAAGAATAAAAAAAGAAAAAGGAAAAGTAAGTGATCCAACAAGTAGAATGGAATCAAGAAATATAATGGTTCAATTCATTGGAGAACTTAGACAACACAAACAGTTAAGAGAGTGTACAGGTTTTGAAAAAACAGATGGATCATCTGATATAAACAAACCTATTATACACAATACAGATATATCTCATAGCATTTATCTAGGTAAAGATTCAAATGATGGAGATAATTCTGACAATGGACATTATACTATTAAGACTAATACCTTAAAAATGTATGATGATAAGAATCAAGAAATAGTATTAGAGGGAGGAGAATAAAATGGATCAACACGATAAAGAAAACAGACATAAGTTCTTTTCGAATGTTGGAATGTGGATGAAGTTATCAAGAGATGGTAAATCTACTCATAATAAAAGATGTACTCAAACAAATTTAGGAAAACATCTTGGAGTAACATTTCAACAGATTCAAAAGTATGAAAAGAATAGTAATGATGTATCTCTTTGGAACTTCATTAGATTATGTGATTACTTTGGACACAATCCTAAGAATGTAATTGATACTGCAAGAGCCAATGGATTCATTGAAGTTAAGGTAGTAGAAAAGAATGGTACAAATGGACAATTGGATAGACAAGAGAATACACGCATTGAATAGATTAAGTCGGAGTAAGGGTTGGAGTTGTGGACCAAACAATCCTTACTTCGATGAATGGTGTTATCTCACAACAGAAACAAAAGCAAAGAACAAACGAGAATATAAATTAGAAAGGAGGAAGTATGATAGACCAAAAGAAATTGGAGAATGATCTTCAATACATAGCAGAAACTGATGTTGAATATGCTGAACTTACTGCAAAATTATCTAAAGAAGTACACGACCTTAAACATATTAAAGGAAAGTATATTAGTATAACCAATGCAGACATACCAGTATCTAAAGCACAAGAAAAATTTTTTAGTACAGATGAGTTTAAGAATTACAATAAAAAATTATGTGATTTAGAAACTAAAGTAGCAGTATTAAGAAACAAAAGACTTAGTGCAGTAATGAGAATAGAAGTATGGAGAACACTAGAGGCATCAAGAAGAAAGGGTAATGTATGACACAATTAGATTTAGAGTTTAAAGATTTAGTTGATGAGTTTAAAAAATTTCATCAAGAGAATCCTCAGATATATAAATTGTTTGTTAAGTTTACAAAGATAGCAATAGATAGAGGTCATAAAAGATTATCATCTGAAATGATTATCAATAGAATAAGATGGGAAACAGAAGTAGAAACAAATGATCCTTGTTATAAGATTAATAATGATTACAAACCATTTTATTCTCGTATGTTTATGGCTGAGTATTCACAATACAATAACTTCTTTAATACAAGAGGAAGTTATGCAGATAAAATAGATTGGAAAGATTATGTTATACAAAGAGATGATACTCGAACTCAAGTATCTTAGACAAAGACAAATGATTAGTAGTCAAGAGTTATCACAGACTATAGGTGTAGCTGACTCATTGATAACTGCTTGGGAAAGTGGAAAGAAATTTCCCAATGGTCCTAATCTAATCAACTGGATTAATGCATTAGGTTTTAACATTAATCTTTACTTACATAAGAAACCAATATCACGCAATTATATTCCTAATCCAAGAGATGTTGAATGGATTAAGGAACGATATGGAATGGAGGTTAATATCGAATATGAAAAAGAACAATTCATTGACTACTACAAAGCAAATGGAGGCATTAAAGCAGACTGGGATGCTTGTTTCAGAAACTGGATCAGGAGAGGAGTCCAATTCAGACACACTAGAAGACAGACTAAGACGAGCAACACTATCTACGATACCTCAAGCATTCAAGAAAGACGCAAACGAATCCTTGATGTTGCAGGTATTCGAGATACAACACAAGATGGGGAAAGACGAGTCATTCCAAATAAACGAAAAGATAATTAAGGATGCACCTGAAATTATATCAAGGATGGCAGGATATATATCTCCGTGTACAAGGAAAGATGTTGCAGTTGTATTAGAAACAATAGCTAGTACATTTTCAATACAAGTACCGAATGAAGTAGGATTAGAACAATACTTTAGAATACTTTTAAAGTACCCTACATTCCTATTAAAAGATTGTATGGAGGATATAATTAAATCTTATAAATATCCTCGCTTACCATTACCAAAAGAATTTGTGGATAGATTAGAACCACCATATACCTATCATTTAAGGTGGTTGCAGAATGTTACTAAAACATTTTATAGACTTGAAATCTATAAACAAAAGGCGTATATAGATAGAACAAAGGAGGAGTAAAATATGAATACTAAAGTAGTATCAAACTCCAACATTAAAGTAGTACCTCTTGATAGATCAAAAGGTATAGGAGGATCGGATGCTAATCGAATTATGAGAGGAGATTGGCATAAGTTATGGTTGGAAAAAACAGGTAAGCAAGTACCTGAGGATTTATCCAAGAATCTTGCAGTACAAATTGGTGTAATAACTGAGCCAGTTAATATTAGATTCTTTGAATATGAAAAGAACTTCAAAGTAATTTCTAATGCTGGAGAGTTAAGGCAACAGGACCAATTTATGTTTGCATCATACGATGGTGTAGTTATGAATAGTGATAATGGTAGTGTAGCAGAAACTAAAGTACCATTACCTATTGAATGTAAACATACAAACTCAAACAATACTATGGATAACTGTGTGCAGAATTATATGCCACAGCTACAACATTATCTAATGGTATCGAAAGCACCATATATATATCTATCTGTTATTTTTGGGAACAATAGATATGAAACTTGTAAGGTTGATGCTGATAAAACTTATCAGAAAAAACTTTATGAGATTGAAAAATCTTTTTGGCAGTATGTTCAAGAAGATAAAGAACCTGAAAAACTTGACACAAGTGAATTACCTAAACTCGCAGGTAAAATAAAAATCAATGATATGATTACAATTAACTTTGATGAAGTTAAAGATAATGAGTTTATGTCTTTAGCTCCTCGTTGGCACGAAACTAAAATACAAGCCAATGAACACAAAGCAATATCACAAGTGTTGAAAGCTAAAGTACCTGATAATTGTCGTAGAGCAACAGGTTCTGGTATTCTTATATCAAGAACTAAAGCTGGGTACTTAACCATTAAAGAAGAAACCAAAGGAGGTAGATACAATGGCTAAACAACTAGACAAAAGAGTAACAGATATACTCAAGGACCTTGGATTCACAGGCAAAGAATGTTTGTGGGATTGCCACGGAACTTGGGTAATGTACCATCGATACATAGAGATCGCAGGTGCAAAGAAAAAAGTAAACATTAATCAATTAGAAGAGATTGAAACAAATTCCAAAGAGGGAATAGTTTGTATCAAATGTTATGCATCTCTTAAAGATATGAAAGTAATTACATATGGAGAGGCAAGTCCAAAGAATAGTAGGAATGCTTACCCTTATGCGATGGCTGAGAAGAGAGCAATAGATAGAGCAATCTTAAAGCTAATTGGTTTACACGGATTCATTTATTCTGAAGATGAGTTAGATGTTAAACAAACTTCTAATGCAAAAGTAGGAGCAAGTGATGATGAAGTGTTGAATAAATTTCAAGAGGAAATTAAAAACTCTAAATCAAAGAAAGCATTGTTAGGTTATGGCAAGATGTACAAAGTACATATGGCTAAAGCAAGACAATCTTCACACGCAATATATCTTCATACTAAGACATTGTATGAAAATAAACTAGGCGAACTAAACAAAGGAGAACCTAAGAATGTATAACAATATAGTAATAATAGGAAACCTTGGTCGTGATCCTGAAGTCAAACAAACTTCAAAGGGAAGTAGCTATGCCATATTAAGTGTAGCTACAAACAGGACCATCAAAGGAGAAAAGGAAACTGATTGGCACAAGGTCATAGTATGGGATGATCGTATCGCAGATACACTTGCAAGGTACACAACAAAAGGAAGTATGGTGTTGTTGCAAGGAAGACTAACATATCGATCTTGGGAAAAAGATGGACAGCCAATGAAGACAGCAGAAATACATTTGGATAGATTCGAAAGCAAGATGAAATTGCTGGACAAGAAAACAAATGGAGGCGAACCCAAGACCTCCTCATATGATGAGGGAGGGATTGATGAGCCGAAAGAATCTACTGTTGAAACAAAAGAGGAGAATGAGGTTCCGTTCTAATGACAAGAAACGAATACAAAGTATATCAATATTGTAAGAAGTTTATTTTAGAACATAAGATCAGCCCTAGTTATTCGGAGATAACTCAGGGTTGTTCTTTTAAATCTCGTTCACAATCTTGGGGAGCAATAGAAAGACTAATTAAAAAAGATTACCTAAAGAAAGTAGGTAAGTATGGCGACTCAAGAAGATTAATTATTAATAGAGATTACGAGAAAGGAGGTATAAAGATTGGTAAAGCAACAAGAGGAAATTAGTTTAGATGCTAAGTTAATTGCTAATGCTTTAATGGATAAACCTGATAATGTATTGTTTAAAAGATTACAATATTATATTCAGAAAACATATGAAGCATTCCCTTTAGTTAAGCTGGAAGATAATGCATTATTATTGAGAGATGATAGTGAGTATATTCCTGATGACTAATAAAAGCAAAAGAAAAGGTTACAGAATAGAAAATAATTTAGTCAAGTTATTGAAGAAGAAAGGTTTGTCTGCTCGAAGACAACCGATGAGTGGAGCATTACAAGATTTTCCACACGATATTCAAATCAACAATCCCAGTATTAATGTAGAAGTTAAAGGGCGTAAAGGAGGAGTAGGATTCAAGACTCTTAAACGCTGGAAACAAGGTGCAGATGCCTTGTTTTTACACGAAGATTTTGGAGAAACTTTAGTTTGCATTAACCTCAATTTATTTATAGACATACTTTTAAATCATAAGGAATATAGGATGCCCTATGAACAAAGTATTAAGGAGAAAATTAGACACGAAGATAGCTAGGTATATTGCATTTTGTATAGCAATATGTAGTGTATTTATATTAACAACTTTTAAGATAAACGAGTATCAATCGTTTGGGTGGATGCTTGGCGTTATATCTTGCTCTATGTGGGCGTACTGGGGTTGGCAAGATCGAAGTCAAGAGGGGTACGGAAGATTTTTAATGGAGATAACCTATGTATTACTAAGTATATGGGGTATATATAACTGGTATGGTTAATTGGAAACAGCAAGAAAGATTTAGAAGACAAGAAGAAGAATATAAAAGGTTAATGAAAAATAAAAAGGCAGATGTTAGCATTAGCCAAAATGATGAGGAGTTAAATGCTGGAGAAGAAATGGAAAAGTTTAAAGAAAACAATCGTATATGCAAAGATTGTAAAGAACCTTTATGCTTTGGTATCAATGATAAATGGTTGTGTGCAGGATGTCCTGAACTTCCAAGAGAGTATAATAAAAATGGCAAAGAAAAAGAAAAACAATCTTCTTAATGCAGTTGTATTTGAACGAAAAAAAATCAGAAGAAAAGGAAGACACACAAAAAGACCAAACAAAAAAACCAAAAGAAAACGCTATAGAGGACAAGGAAGATAAGGAGTTAAGAGATGAAGTTAGTCGTATTAATGATTCACTTACTCAATGGAGAAGTATCTAAGATACCAGCACAACTAGCAGTAGGTCATTGGTGTTCTGATCTAATAGATAAATACACATACTTTGAAGAGAATAAAAATTATAAAGAGGGTAACGGAGAAGTATGGATTCATAGAAAACATAAAGGTAAGATAGTCTTTGCTCATTACTGTACAAGTATAGATGGTAAACACTTTGTAAATTATAACAAAGGTAAAGATTAAATATCTACTTTAGGTTGTTCAGGTTGTCTTTGACAATAAACATTAGGACCAAGAAGATAACGATTGACTATATCTTCATCAATTCCTGCCATAATTTCGACAGATTTATCTAAGCCACTTTCAATACAATTATGCCAAGAAGAATAATCCTCAAAGATTCTTGGAGGATCACATACTTTTCCACTAGAGAGTGAGGAACATACAGTTATTATGAGAACCCACTTCATCTATCATAAGAACAAACCTAGAATTAGGGCTAGAACCACCAAAGAAAGCCATACACGAGGACTTAGATTATTCATACATTGAGTACACTTAATACCCATATCGTTAATCCACGCCCCTTTAAATGCGTTCTTCAGGTGTCTTTTACCATCATCTAGTATCATTTTAATTTTATCCATAATTTCTACCTATAGTATTATTTCCTTTTAATCAAGTCAGTAGCTTTAAGACCATAAACACTAGCTATGACACCCACAAAAATTGATTGATACCAAAAAGGCATATCAGAAAAGTATTCAAAAAAGAGTTTCATCTTTTCCATATGTGCAGGATCATCAGACCATACAGAAAATCCGAGCATTACAATAGGGATCGAGAGCAAGATCAAAATAAATTCGTCTTTCCAGTCTGCCTGTCGTGCCTCTAATAATTTGCCTGAGTATTCTAATTGACCTGAACTCATTTTTTCTGCGTGTTTCATTTGAGCATCAGACATTAACATTTTAGTTTTTTGTCTATTCTTATAGATATGAGTACCAGCATTTAAAGCTAACTTGATTGCACTAAACCACATTGATTAACCCTCTTTCATTATCTGAGCCAAGTCTTCACATCTCTTAGGTGTTTGCTTATGCCAGTTTGAATCTAACATTTCGAGTGAGGCAGTAGCATAGTCATCCTTTTGAAGAGCATCCCACATTTTTGCAAAGCGAGAAACTTTGAACCCTAGTTGAAAACACATTTCAGTTATTACTTCTTTAGCAGATTGTCTTAATGGAATATCTCCTATTAATTTTAAAGCTAAGCCGTTAGCATTAGCGAAGTCTTGATCGAAGATGCCACTCAAAAATTCTTCAGAATATTTCTTACCATCTTCCCAATGATCTTCAACGCATAGGTGTCCATATCCTACTGTTCGCTTTCCAAGGGAATCTTTATATACTTCATTCACGAATCCCTCGTGTTTCTTGATTCTTTCTTTTAAAGCATCAGACATATGGTTATTCTAGTATCAGTTTTTTAATGGTTTTACTACCATCTTTATTGGTTTCAACTTCTGCTTTAGTTTTAATACACTTGTAAGTAACAGAATTAGATACTTGCCTTGTGGCTTCTCTCTTATGTTTTAAGCATAGACTTAAATTATTTTGTATTCTATGTTCTTTGATCTCATTATTTACAAACATCAATAAAGCAAATACAGTTTCTACAATCATTTAATGTTCTCCATTTAATTTTCCTATATTTGCTCTAACACTATCTTTTAATTTTTCAATATCATTAAGGGCTTTATCTAAATCTTTAGCAATAGAATTTATCATCACTTTATTATGCATCATATCATCTACTCTTGTAGTTAATTTTTCTACTTGTCCTGCCATATGTTCTATTAACATAAACTGTTCTTGGTCGATAGGTTTTTGTGTACTAGCTTCAAGTAAATCTTGTTGCATTAATTGTTTAGCTGTTTCTAATTGTGTTAATCTATTATTAATCATCGACCAGCTCCATACTGCTACAGCTATACCAGCAATAACCATAGTTAATGTTTTTATATCTGTACTAAAATTTGTTGCTTCATTAATTTTATTCATAAGTTGTATCTTCTTCTTTTTGTCCACAATCACATTTATTACAAGGACATATATCTAAGTACTCGTCAATATGTTCGTCAGTACAATGACAATCGTGGTTACAGCTTTTACATATTCTATCCATTAGTGTATAGTCCTTTTATTTTCTTTATCAAAGCTATAAGTATTGATGTCGTGTAAGAATCTTTCTGCATCACTAGGAGATATGAATCCTGTAGCACGGATAGTGATTTCAAACATTCCGTTTGCTAGTTCTTTAATTTCAAAACTGTAGGGTACTTCATAATTCTTCATACAAGTATGAATACACTATGAAGAGATAGAAACCAATAGATTTATTGATTCAATTTATGGGGATTTTTAATTATTATAATACTATTGTATCAGCTTCAGCTTCAGTTAATGCTTCTCCAGCAATTAACTTTGCTTTAGCACTAGCTTTAAGAGCATCTTTAGCCTCTTTTTCAGCTATAGCATTTGTATTATTTGTAATCCATACATTTGCATCAGCA